TATCATATATTACATATATAAAAAACAACCTGTAAAAGTTAAAGTAGTTGGGTATGAATAATGGGAGAGTTCCCATCCAAATACTTTGCCACAGGTAATAAAGAGGTTATACAAGAGGCTAGAATTAAAGGCGGTAAGACTACATCGCTTAAAAGAAAGTATGCAGCACAGCTTAGAGAGATTAAGAAACGTGGTAAGAATAGTAAAGATGAAGAGATTAACTTCTTCATTCAACGACTAGAAGATCCTACTGCTAATGTGTTAGACATCCAACAAAACCTGGACAGGCTGCAACATAAGCGTGGTTTGAAAGATGATAGTTTAATACGATTAATGCAAACTAAGATATCATTACACAAAGCACACTTTGGAGACAAGAAGCTTAACATGAATTTAAACATTAATATTGAGCCTGACATTGATAAGGTTAAGGAGCATTTATCACAGTTATTAGGTAGATAATTAACTTCACGGGTTTTGAGTCACCTCTTTTTTCCCGAGAACGCCTCGCCTCCGTCAAGGGCGTCTTACTTTAAGAATGGTAAGGTATTTGGTGACAATGCATCGCGTTGGTTCGAATCCAACACTCTCATTTGTTTTATAATCAACTATGAAAATAAACAAGAAAGAACTATTACAAATCCTTAATAATGTTGAGGATAAAAGACTGCTACGAGACACGCTCATGTGGTTATTTTCTTTTGAGTATAATATAGAAATGTTTGCGTTCTGTTGTTTCCCTGATTATGCATCGGCTGACTTTGCACCATTCCACCAGGAAATATTGGACATTATTAATTCTCCTGATGATGAAGCAGTAGCAGCACCAAGAGGTCATGCAAAAAGTACACTGGTTGGTCTTATATGGCTTGTATGGTGTGTGGTTAATAAGCGTGAGAAATATATTGTTTATGTATCACAGAACTATTCTAAGACTGTTCAGTTCCTAGATCCTATTAGGTCAGAGTTGAAGGGTAATCCAATGTTGGAGTTTATATACGGCATTAAAGGATTTAAGTCTACAAAGGATGAAAACAATAAGGATAGAGAGGATTGCTTTGACATATTAGGCATGAGGATAGAAGCAGTTAGCTTTGACCAAAACCTTAGAGGATTCAAGTTTAAAGAGTCAAGACCAACATTAATCATATTGGACGATATTGAAGATGACCAGCGTGTGTTGAATCCTGAGCTACGAGTAAAGGATGCTAATAAACTTAACAAGATAATTATACCATCGCTTGATCCAATACGTGGTAAGATTAAATTCATAGGCACTATCCTACATCTTGATTCATTATTAATTAAAAAGATTAGATTGTTTGGTGGTAAGATTTACAGTGCATGTGATGAAGGGTTTAAGAATATATTATGGACTGCATATTGGACAGAGGAGCGATTGAGAAAGAAACATTTTAGTATTGGATCGGTTGCGTTCGAGTCAGAGTTTAGAAACAATCCAATAGATAATACTAAATCGTTAATTAAAAAGAAATGGTTACTTGCTGCATGTGATGAAACATTAAGCTATAATGAGGGTGGAAAATATGATTTTAAAGTACAAGGTGTTGATTTTGCTTTTAGTGATAGGATCACTGCAGATAAAAGTGCTTTTGTTGGCATTGGCAAGGCAGCAGAAAATTACACGGTTCTTCAGTGTCTCACGAGACAAGGAATGTCTATTACTGAACAGTTTGATTATATTGAATATTTGTCTGGTATTAATGGTTATGATGATAATGCTTTAGAAGAGAATTCGATTAGATCAATGAGTAAAGAATTAAAGAACTATAACTTCTCATACACTTTATTTTGGACAGCTGCTGCTGATGGTGCTGCTAAGCGTTCTTATGACTTGGAGTTTGATAACAAACGACACACGATAGGTAAGAGTGCAATGATAAAGCGATTAGCAACACAGTTTGAAAATGGTAGGATTAGATTACCATACGCAACAGAGTCTGACAAGACATTAACGCATCAAATAATAGACGAGTGCTCAACATACGCACTTAGTGATGGGAAGCTGGTAGAGACTGGAATACATGGTGATATTCCAATCGCTTTAGGTTATGCCATTGAACGATGTGAGATGGAAGTGTTTGAGTTTGTAGGAGGTGCTTTATGAAGAAATATTATCAAGGTTGTGATGAATGCAAGAAGTATAAGAAGAAAGGTATGAAATACTGTCCTGAATGTGGGAGGAAGCTAAATGAGTCAGAGTGAATTAATGATGTTCTTCGATGAACATATTGGCTGTTATTATACAGGCGTAGAGATAGTAACACATTTTGATGGTACAATTAATAAAGCTACATTATATAAGAACTTACAACGGATAGTAAAGCGACAACGATACAATTGTATATTAACACACAAACTAAACAGTACAAGATTAACTGCTATGTATGGCAGGGAGGAATAGAAAAATGGAACAAAAACAAAAACAAAGCTTTGGAGAGAAAGTAAAAGATAAGTTAGATATCAGTGTTAGATTACCAGTGATTGCAAGGTTAAAGAAAAGAATTAAAGAGATTCAGGTAATGAGCCAGGCAAAGACAGTTAAGATACCAATGGGTAATACACACAAGTTTGAAACAACAGAACCACAAATGTTTATATGTGGGCTTGAAGGTAAGATCAATAACGGCGTTGGTGTTATAAGCTATCAAACTTATAAGATGGACGGAAAGAATAAAAGCATAAACAAGAGATATAACGAAGTAACAAACAGTAAAGGTGACAAGGTTAAAGTATTAATAGATGCATCGTATATTATTGATAAGATTTGCATTGAAAGGATCGAACATATGAAACCAACATCAAAGGAGGAGATGAAATATGAATAAAGGAGTTAAAAGAACATTTGTAAGAAAGGGTGATGTAGTAGTTGTTAAGACAGATGTACAGCCTGTAGAATTAACATCAAAGGACATCATGAACGATATTATTAGTATTACTAATGGCATTAATCAAACACAGCAACAAATACAAACATCAAAGAATCAAATGGAACAGCAGCAAAGCCAACTTGATGCATTACAAGAAAGCTTGAAAGAAGTTAAGAAGTTTGAGGAGTGGGCAACTGGTGTACAGCTTAGCAAGTTAAAAGCTGAAACAGACTTGGCAATTGAAAGAGCTAAGAAGAAGGTTGATGATGAATATGATCAAGACGAAGCATTAACACCTGAACAAAACATCACTCAGAAATATCATCAGTTCAGGGAATATTTAACAAGGGATGAAGTGCTTAATGAGAAAATATCTAACGGAATGTTAAGAGCACACTTAGCTAATATTAACAATCCTTGGTTGAAATAGTAATAGTATTTTTATATTAGTTATACCAATATTAATGGTATGGCTATTATAGACACTATTATTAATATAAAAAATAAGGTTTTTTCTACCAGTGTATTAGGGTTTAATGGAGCACAGGAGGACGCACTTCCTGATAAGCTTCCAATATTTCCTAAATGGTTTTTTACTGCTCGTCTTGGACAACCAAGGAGCATTAACATCACTGAGGTTAGAGCATTTGCTAAATCCTCATGGGTACAAATGGTGTTGAACACTATTAAAAAAGAAGTATCCATTATTGATTGGGACATTGTTAAGAAGGACATGGACGATGATACTAATCAAGATGAAAACATTAAAAAGATTAAAGATTTCTTAGGAAACGTGAACTCTGATAATTGGGATATAGTAGACATGATAAATCCTAGCATTACAGACATTGGTGAAATTGATGCTGCTGCATGGGTGAAAGTATTTTCAAGAGATTCATATGAAACTAAACTAGCACCAGTGTTGGACGATTACGGAAGACAGAAAGGTACTGAAGAGCAATTAGTATTGAAAGACTTTGGTAAACGTACATTGAACGAGTTACGTTTAGCAGACTCAGGAACAGTACTAAAACAAATAGATCTATACAGAAGATTACAAGCTTACTATCAATATTCTTTTAAAAATCCTCGTTCTAATCCAAACAAGTTCGAACCAGATGAATTGTGTTACATGTACATGAACAAGAAGTCTTATAGCATTTACGGATTCTCACCTGTTCAAGCCATACAACAGGTATTAGAAGTTCTTATACAAAGTACACGATGGAATAAAGAGTTCTTTAAAAACAACGCAATTCCTGATGGAATCATAGGATTAGAAGGAGCAAACCCTGAGTCGATGAAGAAGTTTAAAGCTTCATGGCAGAAAGAAGTCAAAGGGAAAGCACATAAATTATTGTTTCATAATACGAAGGCTAATTTCTCATCATTCGCAAGTTCTGCACGGGATATGGAATGGTTAGAAGGGCAAAAATGGTACTTCCATTTAGTCTTTGGTATATTTGGTGTTAGTCCAACAGAAGCAGGATTCCACGAGAATACTAATAGAAGCACACAAGAAGGACAGGAACGAATAACTGTTAAGAACGCTATTAAGCCATACTTAAAAGTATTCGAGAAAGTCATTACTAATAATATAATAAAGGAAATATTACAGGATGAAGACTCAGGATTAGAGTTTAAGTTTAAACCTAAAGATCATTCAGAAGAAGAGATTGAGTTTACTCAACAAATGCAGGAATTAGATCATGGTACAATGACTGTTAATGAATATAGAATATTACGAGGTCGTGATACTGTTGAATGGGGTGATGCTCCGACTTCTCAACAAAATGATTCCGCCAAACCCAATGACAAGGAAGATGATCCTAAACAACAGGGTAACGATCTTGAAGATAAGAAGAAAACAATTTCATATTCGAAAGCGTTTGAATCATTCATAGCTAAAGGGGTATAATGGCAATCATTAACCCTAAGCCAACAACGCATGTACCATTAGACAATGTAAAGCTTAACACTGTGCAATGGGATGCAGAAGCTCATAGAGTGTTTGAAGTTGATAGCACAGGAACGAGTTATGATGATTTATCTGGACTACTTTATTTAAGAGTAGGTGCAGGATCTAAAGTAGAGAATAGAGAATGAAAGTAGAATACAAATTTGATAAATTCCAATTAAAACATAAGGAATATAGAATAGATAATCAGGTAAAGTTACCTCTGGTTAGATACTTCGAGAATGAAGAGAAATTCATTGTAACCTTTAGGGATAAGGAAGGTGTTGATATTTATAGCTCTGTCACTAAACAAAGCATAATAGAGTTTGGTTTAATATATAATGCTGATGTGACTGAAGCAATTGATGACTTTAGAATTAATTATTTAACTTCTGCAGAGAGGATTGATAATGATTCAACATATGATAATGTAATGATAAATGCTTTACCAGACGGAAACAAGTCGTTTACTAAGGGTGAAGGTATTGAAGCACCTGGTGATGAAGTAGTTGATGAGTCTAAGGACTATGCTGATTTTATTAGCAAGACCATTATGAGTTGGGAATCTAAAGTAATGAATGCAATCGATAAGATCGATAAAACTTATACCAATAAAACATTTGGTGATTTCTTATCAGGCATTATGAACACTGTTAATTCTATGCCGTTCATGGGTAAGTTAAGAAAGTACATTAAAGCGTCCATGATGGAAGGTATAGAAGCAGGAGAGAATGAGACAGGTGTACAGGTTGGATTCAGTATAGATGCAGGAGATACAGTAAGAGCATTAGAACATCAACAACTTAACGGATACACATTGCCTGATGGTAAAGCATGGTATGGTATTAAAGGAGCAACTAATGAGATGCGATTTAATATTTTAAAGACTGTTGAGAACGGTGTTAAGGATAAGAAATCAACTAAAGAAATCAAAGATGATATTAAAGGGATATTTAAAACAGCATCCAATGCACAAGCTGATAGACTGGCAAGGACAGAAACGACTAGATTTGTAAATGAGGGAAAACTAACAGCATTTAAAGAATCTGGTGTTGATGGTGTTAAGGTATGGAGAGCTGTTAATGATAGTAAGACATCTGATATTTGCAGACAATTAAGTGGTACAAAAGCAGGATTTGACGAGCCATTCCTTGATAAGAATGATGTTGCTTATCAATATCCTCCTGGACATGTAAATTGCAGATGTGTGATAGAATACGCAGAAAAGTAATAGTATTTTTATATTAGTTAAACGAGGATATATAATATGGAAAAGAAAATTGAAATGTTTCAAACATTAATGAAGACAAATGCTGGTGGATACATCGCAGTATTGAGTGATAATTCTATTGATCGTGATGGAGAAATTGTAGGAACTAATGCATTAAACAAAGTAGCTAGGTTACAAGTTGGTAAAGTGCCTATATTATTAAACCATGATAACAAGATCGAGAACCTAGTTGGTGAATGGGTTAATAGACGAATGGAAAGTAAATCTAATCATACAGCATTCGTTGCAGAGCCTAAGTTTTATATGTCTAATCCTAAAGCACAATTCATTAAAGGATTATTAGATGATGGTGCTGAATGTGGGATCAGTATAGGAGCTAAAGTTAATGATACTGAAGTACAAAAAATTAATGGTCACGATGTAACTGTTTACACAGACATTGAATTGCTAGAAGCAAGTTTTGTAGCAATACCTAGTAACAGACACGGAGCAGCAATGGCAGTTGCAAAAAGTTTTAAAAACAATATGGAGGATATTAAAATGGATGAAGATATGAAAAAAGATTTTGAATCTAAGATTGAAGTTCTTGATAAATCAGTAGTTGATAAAGATACAACAATTGAGTCATTAACTAAACAAGTTGCAGATTTGAAGAAAGAAGCTGAAGACAAAGAAGCTGAAGATAAAACAGCAACAGA